ATCATAGATTTTTAGTTTCTCCTCGGCTTCCGTTTTCTGCTTTATGAGAGCGTTATATTGTTTTGCAACTTCTTCCGGCACACCTTGAGTACTTCCAGACTTTAAAACCTTTAAATAAGAATCTTGAATTTGTTTCAATGCATTATCGGCTATCTCAACCTGTTGTTGCCAATAATCATAGGTTCCTTTCTTAGGCTGAGGAAACAAATTTTCCGCTTTTATATGATTAGATATGGTTGTTATAGATTCATCGTATAATGCTACATTTTTTCGTAAATCTTTCCACCTTTCGTGCTCAGCCTCCATTTCTCGTTTTGCATCTTCTATTCTCGATTTTGCAGAAATCTTTTCTGTCGCTGTCCCAAACCCCTCTATTTCTTTTTTATTATAATCTTCTTGGGATTTATTATATTTATTGACTGATTCAAGGTAAGTGGCATACTGTACTTGTGCCTTAATAAGTTCATTATCTCTTTGTACGGATAATTCGGCTATTCTATCTGCATACTTTTCAGCTACAGCTCTATTATAAATCTCTTTAGATAATGCAGCATAAGATTGTTGCAGCTTATCTATACTTACTTTCTCTCCATCTAGTATGTCACTATGAGTCTTATAATTTTTAACCCATTCATGAACAGCCGTATTCCTCTCTGTAGTGGAAAGAGCAACATTTTTTAGTTTATTATACAGAATATCGAGTTGAGCTTGTTCCTTTGCGATACTATCTCTTGCATTTTTTCTAGCTACGGCCATTTCCGATTCGGCTGAGAGTAACTCATCTGTTGCATTCTTAGCCTTGCTCAGACTCTTGACCCATTCCGATATTTCCTGTCTATACAAAGTAAATAAAGATATAGCAGCTATTAAAGCGGTCTGTGGACTCATTACCGATTTGGTAATCTGCTTCCAAACGGGAATAGCTGTCTGTCCTTCCGCCTTTAATCTTTGATATTCTATTCTAGCTTTCTGAATCTCGTCAGCCAAGTAAGGAATATTATTGGTTAGAGAAACAATCCCGGTTTGAAAATTGATGAAGAAGTTAGGGATCTCACGGCTGATTGTCTGTATTTGATATCCAAGCCCGTCCCATGCTCTTTCATATTGCCCAACTGTCCGTTGAAATCTGCCTGAAGCTCTCTCGGCTTCTATCAGTTCATTGTTTACCGCTTGGATGCCGTTCAATAATTCTTTCCCATATACTCCCTTACGTTGGCTTCTGCTTAAGGAGTCATATACAGCATTTAAATTGCTCAATTCTGCCCTTAGGGACTTAATAGACCCCTCTTGTAATTCTTGTATTTTTTGTGCGTTAATATATTCTTTTTGCAGGGATCGGAGATTGTTTTTTTCAATGTCTATCTGTGCGCTGATCTTTGCGATTTCATTCATTTTATTCCGACCGGCTTCTGATTCTCTTCTTACCACTGACATTGCAAGCCATTCTTTTGTTAAGCTTTTGGCTTGTTTTTCAAGAAGCTTTAACGAACCAGCCTCCGCTACAAAAAACTCCGTAGCCTTTTTGGTTTCGTCCGTTTGCTTACGGGTATGGTTTATTAAATCTTCTGATTTAGCCAATTCCTTTCCCATTAATTGAACTTTGGAGAGCAGAGTTTCTATCCCATCGTATTCCTTTCTCAACTTGCTTAACTGTGCCTCCAATTTTCTTATTTGTGGAGAATCAGAAGGCAATTTGCCTATCGCTACAGTAACCTTCTCAATTTCCTTTCTTAGCTCCTGTAATTTTTTTACATCCGCTTCTAGTGTAAATTTCAATCCTGCCATTTTACTTTAATATTAGTTGTTACATTTTCTTTTACTTCTCTCTCTAAAACATGACTAGCAGTGTCTAAAACATCAAAACCTTTGCTTGACACGAAACTTGCATAATCCATTCCATCGGCTACAACTATTCCATTTTTCGGTTTTTTTTCAAAAACTAGTTTTACTGCTGTCCTATTCTTGGCTTCGACATGATCTCCATCTGCTGGAATATACAAATCAATGATTTCCCCATCGCGAACTACAGCAGCTCCCGGAGCATTACGCAAGTTCCAAGTGTGGTTCTCATAAGTTTTTTTACTACTCTCGTTTTTTACTTTTTGGGTATCAATAGCCTTATGAGCCGCATCTATCAAATCTTGATTAATTTCATCTTCGACTTCTTGGATGAAAGAATCTAATCCGGATAAGTCTTTTTTGATTTTCATAATTTAGGTTTTGCTGTCATAGATGATAATTGTTTGGCTATGTGGGATAATTGCAATAATGCTGGTTGCATTATATCAATGATCAGTGATTTTATTGCTTCTGCTATTTCTTCCTTACTTCCCTTATTTAGCTTTTTTGTAAGGGATAGATCACCGGAGATAAAATAGGACAACGCATTGCACAATATATCTTTGTCTTTTTCTATTAGTATCTCATAAATATTCTCTTTATCCGTAATTTCACCTAAACTTTTTATGGCCATATCAGTTCCTTTGATTGTTGGACTTATGAGATTGTATGTTTCCTTGCCTATAATAACGGACTTCTTCATAACTATTTACTTTTTTGTTGATAATACTCAAATGCTTTTCTTGGATCTATGTCAGAGACGTTCACATTCATCTCTCTAGCCATCCGATAGGCAGCTACCCACTCATTAATCTCTTGATAGGGATTCTTCCGGTTTTTAATGCCTATAAACACTCCTGTTGCGAAGATGTAAAATTGTGGTGCATATTCTATCAGCCCTCTTTTATCAAAGGCTTTTGCAACCTGTTGAGCGGTAATCTCTAGATCACAGACCGGAGCGGTGAACATACTTCGAATACTCTTTTCATATTCCGAATAAATCTCTCTGAAAATGTCGCCTAATACATCATTAGGCAGGCTTAAGATATTGTCTTTCATAATTCATTATTTGATTACTAATGGTTTTCGTCCTCTTGATGCAGGCAAGATATATTCATCTAACTGTCGGTTGTATTTTTCCAGTTTCTTATGATATGTCCAAACTTTATGTCCATAAGGGGTTGTTTTTCCTCTATAGAACTGTTTCCCGTATCTTCGTACTGGGTATTCCAATCGTCCGAATCCATAGAAAAAGCGGCCGGATCTGCTCTCTTTCTGAATACTGTAAATATGGCTAAAAGCATACCGACTTGCGATCGTCTTACCATCCAAAAAGAGTTTGCGGCATTTATGACTGGTGTAAGGACAAAGAAAGTACTGCACGGTCCCGTTTCCAAGATTGCTTGGTTCAGTATGGAGCTTGATCGTTTTTTGGTTCCTTGTCCCTTGATGTTCCCAAAAGAAGATCAGTTTCTGCTCTTCTATGGACATCATAACGGTATACTGTATGTTTTTAAGAGTGAAACGGCTAAACAGTGTTTTATCTGTCTCAGCTTGTCGTTTTATTAACTCTTTGAAGTTTGATAATGTAACTCTTGGTATGTAATCTATAATTGCTGCCATTTTTCTAAATTCAACCTAAATAGTTAGAGAATACACCGTTTTCATCTTGATTTTCTTTAGTAAACCGGGCAGAGCATCAACAGAGCATCCCTGCCCGGAATTATCTAATATTATGCGTCTGGCAATCCCTGTGCCCAGTTACGGGCCAGTTCCTTGTCTGATACTGTAAAATCCTCTTTGTGGTATTCAATACCAAGATGTTTGCAGATCGCCTGATTCTCATACTCTGCATCCCGTTTCCATTTGTCAAACGGATTATTTGCTGGTTGAGGCTTTTCTATTCCTTCCACACTCGCAAAGAAGCCTAATCGGTTCGCTGGGCTTTCCTGTAATTTTCTTTGGAAAGCGTCAAAATTTTGTCTTTCTTCTGTAGTCATAATGATAATTCTTTAAATAAATTCGTATGCTTCTTTGTCCTCATGCAACTCTCCTTCATCATCCAACCAGCACAAACATCTTCGGGAGTCATGTGAAGTCGTAATACCTTTCCCAAAGCAGGGGTTATCGGCAACAAAAGCGTTCAAATTATTAATGGCCTCCTTAACATCGTTGATAAGTTTTGTTGCATGGGTACGGGCTATTGTAGGAGATATCATAAACTCCTGTGCTTTCCGTTCTGCCCATTTCCGGGAAAATACTACATTATTGCCCAACATCTCGTAGGCATCCACATCTAACGGCTTTGCTGTATGGTACAAAAGAGCTTTTCTTAGTTCATGTGCGTTCTCGGATATACAAGTTTGTAAACGTTCTAAAGTCTCTTTATAATCCTCTTCACGTTTAAAGGCAATTTTTATTCGAGAAGCATCTTTGGCAGCCATCGCTTCTGCTTGTTTAGTGAGCAAGGCACATACACCGGCCAAGTCATCAAGCTCTTTGGTTGAAATAGTAAATCCTGTTTCAGTCATGCGGCTTACAATAGCCTGTATATTATCAACATTATCTTCGTGGCGTTTGAGAACTCTCTCCAGTCCTTCTTTCTTAATTTCATTCATAGCTTTTTAATTTTAGTTTATAACTTCTATTTTTATTTATACCGGGTAGATCATCCGAAGCAGACCTACCCGGTATTGGGTTACACAATCTTTGCCAATAACGCAATCAGTTTTTCAAGGGATTCTCCTTCTATGTCGAAATTCGGTTCCAGTCCGTTGTTCTCCCAAAATTCCCTAGCATCCTCGTTTTCGTTAATCACAATGCAAGCGGTATTGCACGGTGTATCGTCTGGATTAATCCTTTGGCAGACAGAAATAGTTTCCATGTCGGTTTTCAATTCATATTCACCTTCAAGTGGTTCGGTTCCCAGCTTTAGTAACTGAATCCCAAGTTTACGGGCTTCTTCCGCATCAAGGTGTACGGTGTTCTCTTCCGTTATAAGTTCCTCGTGCTTTGTTTTGGTCACAAGGATTTCACCGTTATCACCTTTTCTTACATAAACATGTTTTTCTCCTTTTCCGAAAAATTCTTTCTGTTTCATGACTTTAAAATTTAGATTGTTAATAATTTATTTAATTTGAAAATGTCTTTTGCATATATTTCAAAACTTTCTTCATTGCGTTCTCGCCATCCCTGATACACCAAGCTGTGTCACCAAATTGCGATGTACTGGGATAGGATTCATAAACCTTCCCGTTTGCGTCTTTCTCTAAGTTCGACCGGAACACCTCAAAATATACAATCCCTTCCGGGGTGGTTCTTCTGTAGCAGTACATTCGGTTGTTTTCATTTTTAGACACAAATTCGAACGTGTCACCGAACTTTTTAAATTTATCCTTTAATGGTGGACGTTTTATGTTCTTTAATCTTTCCATATTCAAATAATGTTTTTGTATTAGCGACTTTCTCTGCAAAGATGAATATCTTATCATCCCGCAAAAGAAAATGGCTTAAATCGCTTTATTTTGGCTGAATATATTTTTTTGCTCGTTTATCTCTACCATACCAAACTCTACTCTCGGATTCCGTCGGTCTATCCGTTTCTCCGCATGAATCTCAAAACATAGGCTGTCGTTTGTAATCGCCTCCACCATTTGCAAGCAATCAAGGATCGTTTTTAAGGTATTATCCAGGTCGAAGCGAATATTTCCATGCCATACACGAATAAATAGTTTGAAACGACCGGAAATGCGCTTTCCTCGATACTTCTTGCATTGTAGGCAGAAGGATTTCTCATACTCCCTGATCCGGTCGTTTTTGATGATCCGCTTCTGGCCGTCTTTGCCCGGTACGGCTTGATAGTTGTTTGCTTTCGCTATCACTTGCCCGTAGATTGTTTCTATTTCCATAGCTAGAAGGGATCAGGTTCAACATTTGCCGAAATAGGTATATCCTGTAAGTCGTAAAAGTGAGTGGTCGGAGCATCGAACTTGCATATGAACTTCATTATCCCAATGTTTCGTCCTTTAGCAACATCTATCATTGCTGTCCCTTTCGTTTCTACATTGGAAAACTCTCCCGGGTATGGTTTGCCTTTCACCTCTGGACGATAAATCAACATAACCACATCTGCGGCTTCTGCTATCTGCCCGCTATCTCTCAACCGGGCTATAGAGGGAACTGGATTATCTTTGTCTCTATTGAGTTGTGATAATGCGATAATCCAAATATCAAGCTCTTTTGCTAGGTTCTTCAAGCGTCGTGCCACGTCTCCCATTTGTTGCTCCTTGTTGGTTCCCTTCATGTTTACATTGAGAATCTGAAGGTAGTCAACAGCCGCACCGTCTATATCATACTTCCGTTTCATGTACCGGATAGAGTTTATTATACTGTCTATATTGCTGGTACTGTTATCGTCGAAATATATCGGAAGATGAAGCAATCTAGCCAACCCTTTATCAAAGCTTTCTAACTGGGAGCTTGTTAATTGAGAGTACATGATTTGATTTGCCGGTACTCCGCTTTCGATAGAAGCCAAACGGGACGCAATTTGCTCTTTTCTCATCTCCATTGAGTAGATTATACTCTTTGTGCCTGAAAGTGCCGCAAACCGTAAAATAGACATTAACAGAGATGTTTTACCCATACTTTGCTCTGCCGCAATGATTATCAAATCGGATTTTTGCAATCCTCCTGACCTTCTATCAAACTGATCGAACCCGGTAGGCGTTCCGGTTAATGCTGTCTGGCCGGAAAGATTACGGTTTACTTGTTGGTGTACTCCTGTCAAACCATCTTTTAACGTGTATATGTTGTCCGAAGATTGCCGGAACATACCGGATAAAGATTCGACGGCTTTTGTCTGCACCTGTTCAATATCTTCCTCTTCCGATGCGGAATGTTTCAGTAGATACAAACCTATTTCCCTGAATTTGCGGTGTACACTCAAATCAAACAAGCGGTTTACGTATTGATTGAAATCAAGCGTCATACCATCCAGGCGTTTTAATAATTCGGCCACATTGAAAGATATTCCCATTTTATCAAGACACCCTTTTATTGCGATTGGTTCGGGATGATCTCCACGGGATATAATTGCAAGAATAGCCCGGAATATGTTGCGGTTAAATTCGTCATAGAAACAATCTTCCGTCAGATTCTCCGGGATCTCCCCGTTGGATAATACAGGAGTAGTTAATGTGCCTAGCACTGCCTTCTCACATTCCAAATCATGCAGCGGGCATATATTGTCTATTAAGATTTTCTCTGTCTTTGCCATAGTTGTAACAGTTTAAAATTATCGTTCTCCGAATTTCTTCTTCAATTCGTCTAATGTGCTACGATATACATTAGTCCGTTTCTTGGGAAAGTCTTTCCAGTTGTTCAAACTTTCAAGCACATCGCTAATTTCTTTCTTGGTGTATTTGGCAAGAAGCTTTTGATATTCCGGTTCTGTCATTTGCGTTTTTACCTTCAATACGAAAGGACAGTGGTCATCTAGCCATTGATTGAATTTTATAAATTCTTCGGATGGAGGTGATAAAGAAAGCTTGTCTTTCTTTAATACGATAGTATTTTCTTTAATATCTACTTCAGTAGATACACTATCACTATCACTATCATTATCACTATCAGCTACGTTTGCTAAGTTTTGTTCGCATTTGCTAGCATTTGCTACGTTTGCTAGGTTTTGCTTAGCATTTGCTACCTTTTGCTTGCCTCCTTTGCTTCCGGCTTCTCTTCTGCGTTCACAAACTGTTTTATATTTTTCTGTGTCCCGATCTATTTGTTTCTTTATTACCGAAAAAAGAAGTTTGACCATACCGTCATTACTGGATAGTTCTTCTTCATTACTAGCATATTTCACTACTGAACGAAACAAAACTCCTACTTGCTCGTCGGTAAGTAGTTCTAATTGATCCCTTATATCACAGTATATAACAAAAGACTTTTTATTCATTGATACCTCCTTCCCAGTCAATAGACATTTTCCGTTTGTCCGGCTCTAACCAATATAGTTTTCTTCTATCGTCCAGACGAACGTCTTTAATGTCCCAGCCTTCATCATTACGAAGGGTGGAGATTACACGTCTGGCATCATTCGAGTTTGTTTCAGCGTTGATTTCTTTTGCCGTTACTTTCCGGCCAGATAAGAAAATAGATCGTACCTGTTGAATTATTCGAGATGATTTGCTATCTTTGTTTCCGGATCTATGTTGGAGATTGGCAGTCGTGGAGGCTGCCTTTTTCTTTTCTTTCATAGTCATGCCCTCCGATATTTGAATACGACCTGTTTTTTTACTGCCTCATCAATAGCTTCCGCTTCATACAGGATTCTACTACCTACACGCTTGGATGCAAGAAGTCCGTCTTTTGTTATTCTCGCCAGTGTTGGTAAAGTGACATGAAGGATTTCAGCGGCTTCTTTTCGGGTGTAGAACTTTGGTTCTTTCTTTGATGCGGCTAATACTCTTTCTGATACTCTGTCTACTATTTCGTCAATAATAGGGGAGATGAAGCCCATAACGATCTGTTGCGTCTGGGTAATGTTAATGTCTGACTTTCCCATGTCTTTAGGATTTAGAAGAATTAAAGGCATTTTTGATAGCTTCGTTAATGTCTTTCTCAACATAATAGATACGAGTTCCGATTTTTCGAGACTTGATTAATCCCTGTTTTGTCCATTTCTCTAATAGTGTAGGAGAGATGTTTAATTTTTCGGCTGCTTCCTTACGTCTATACAATTTGTTTTCAGGAAATCGTTCTACCGTCGGGGTGGAATTTTGAGAAGGAGCCAATTTCTTATCGAGTAAACGGCTCATCATGCTTTCAAGTTCATCTATTGATATGACTTGAATAAGCATTGAAGTAGGTGTATAAAAAGACTTTGCGCCCATAAGTTTACATTTTTAGTTCTTATGGACGCAAAGTTAAGTGTGGTTTAGAGGGTGGGGGTACCCCCATTTATACCCCCATGATGATGAATTTTATATTTTGCCGTTTTTAACCCTCTGTGCAAGGTCAAAAAGTCCTATCTCTTCAAATCTAGCGGCAACAAAATCTAAATCTTTATTGATTGTCTCATTATTACGATTATCTTTACTTGGCTTAAATAAGTCGGCTATCGATGTGTTTTTTATGTTATCTTCCATTGTGCCATTCCCTATAAGGAAGTAGATAAAACGCTGAATTTGTGCGGAAGATATAGAGCCAAAGCCGCTACTTTTAATACCTAATGCCTCTAACATTGCGCTAATAGCTTCCTTTTTACGATACAAAGTAAATTCATTTTTTCTACTAGGATTTTTTAAGTTATTTGAAATAATAGGCATGTATACTTCCGAGAGATTTACGCACATATAGTTTTCTTTTATATCAGCGATGCTATCGGCTATTTCTGATAAATCAATATTGCAATTTTGAAAAAAGTCAGAAATAAGTATGAGGAAGATAAATTTGCTTCCTATTTCTGTTCCTTCTGACAGGTTTGCTATAAGCCCATCAACTCCCCCTATGTTTTCAAATTCTTCTACTGTTATAAAGAAGTCTAAATGGTATAAGGTATTAACTATCATTTTCCCATAAGCAAGTTGGTTATCTTTGCTTAATGTAAGAAGTTTATTAGCAATATTGTGTGAATATTTATAAGCATAAATTTCTGTATCGGTAATATCTGGATTTTGTTTTAAAACAGAAAGATATTCAAAAATATTTTCCATGATTAATTATTTTGCAATTCGTAATTTCGTGAAATAGTTCTCTTTAGCTGCTATCATGCTCTTTTCCGATTCATCTAGTTTGAGATATGTCTTTAGCTGCTGTTCGCTGCTGTGTCCGGTGATAGCCATTATAGAACTTAATGAAGCACCGGCTTTATACATATTGGTTGCTAAGCTTCTTCGGCAGGTATGAGTTTTAAGAAGGTCGCAGAAACGTTTCTTTGCTGTATACTCCATTGCTCCCCGTTGTTCGTCTAACTCTACTATTTCCGTCCATCCTAAAGCCTCGCCAATCTCTTTGATATGGTCGTTTATCTTTTGGTCATAGACTTTGGGTAGTGTACCGTTATATTTGTCAAGGATAGCAGCGACCCGATAATCAAGAGGAATATAAACGATATTTCCGGTCTTTTCCTGTTTAAGTTTGATGTACTTATTGCCATCGGTAAGGGTAACTATCATTTTTGAATTGATGCGCTTATAATCACTTACTCGTTGCCCGGTCAGACAGCCGACTACAAACACATCTTTTATCTTTTCCCATGCCGGACGATTGGATAAATCGTACTCATAAAGTTCCTGTATTCGTTCTTCAGTCAAATAGACATTATCAACATCTTTATAGATCACATCAAAACCAAACCGGACGTTTGCCGCATCCATTAGTTTAAGCTGTTCGGCTGCATAACAGATTGTTTTGCATATCTTCACCATCCGGGCAATAGTGTTAGGGGAATATTCCTTATCTGTGAGGAATGATCGGAAGTCATTATAAAACTCTATTGTCAAGTCCTCAAAGTCAATAACCTTTAGCCTTGTTTCCTGATACGCTTTAAACTGGGACTGAAAGCCTTTGTAGCTTTTGATTGTTCCAGGAGATATATTTGTAGTTCCTCCCTTCTTTTTCCGTTTTCCTGTTTCGCATTCGTGAATGAATTGTGCTATGAAGTCGTTGAAGTTGGTAGCCTGTTCTTCTTCTAGGGCTTTAGCTTCGGCTTCTGCTCGTTCTTTTTCGGCTGCTATCTGTTCAGCATATACTATTTCATGTATACGCTCTTTAGCCATGTCGGAAGTTATGGCTACACCATTTTTTATTAGTGCGTCAATCGTTGATGAAATAGCGTCTAGTTTAAGGTAAAGTTCTTTTCCTTTGCCTGTCCTGAAAGCTGTTAGGGCTTTGGCTCCTGTTAAAGATTTGTTCCACTCTTTTATATCAACCTCTAATCCGGTAGATACTCGAATGTTAATCTTTGGAACCCTGTTTTGTATGCGAGCGTATAAGGTTGCATATCCTTCGCTTTTGTCAGTTCTTAAAATGAATGTTGCACCCATATTTTTACTTTTATAAGTTGGTACTACAAAGATAGAGATTCTTTTTGATTTGGTACTACATTGGTACTACAAACTTTTATCTTATTTTATTCTATTTTCTTTGTGTGATAAATAATTTGTTGTTTTTTAGTTGTTTATGAAAGTGATGTTTTATCTAATAAATAAGGGAAATAAAGAAAAAGAGGTTCGCCAGGAACCTCGAAGTGGCCAAAATGCCGGATACAGCAATGTGTCCGGCATTTGCTATTTATTGATATTCAGTTAATTAGCTACCTCTTCATTTGTGTGACAAACTGTGCAGGTGTAGACCGGAGATCAATTCTCATCTGCAAACGGAACCATTGTAGATCATGGTAACCATTAAAATATATCTAAGAACCTATGGGAGCGACCCGGATAATGGAGTCGTGTGGTTATCCTTTTATGTTAATCGTGAAAAGGTGAACTTTTCTACGAAAGTTTCAGTTGACATCAAAGACTGGAACGATAAGAAGAAATGTGTTGGGGCAGGAGACAAGTTGGCAAAAGATAAGAACTTGATTATAGAAACTATTCTAGCCAGAGTAAACAATGTTTTTGTAAAGTATCGCCTCCGTGACAGGAAACTTACCAGGGACTCTTTTCTTAAAGCATATCATCGTCCGACTGATTATAACACTTTCTTTGACTTTGTGACGGACTATCAGAGGAAGGAGTCTCTAAAACTTGAAGATTCTACCTACAAGACTAATTTATCAGTAATAAAGAAATTGAAGGAGTATAATCCTAACCTTTATTTTGATGATATAACAAGTGAGTGGCTTGACGAATACTTCTTCCATTTAATGAATGAGTTGGAGAACAACCAAAACACGGCGAATAAAAACATGGCCACAATCAAAAAATATGTTCTGGCTGCTTTCAATGCGGGATATATGGATGAAAATCCTTTTAAAAAATGGGCAATAAAGAAAGGGCTTCCTTCAGGAGAATATCTGTATGAACACGAATTGCAAACATTGATGGAGTTATATACTTCCGGAGATCTAGAATATAAATATCACAAAACCCTTGAGCTGTTCTTGTTCTTATGCTTTAGTTCTTTGCATATAGGGGATGCCAAAGAACTAACTTTAGAGCAGTTCACTGATACTACTTTCACTTATTTCCGGATGAAATTGAAGAAGAGAAAGCCGATGCCAATTCAGGTCCCAGTATCAGAACCGTTGAGACAACTATTAAAGAACATTGTTGGTACCAGGAAGAAAGGGCCTGTCTTTGAGAAACTGTGCGCTGATCAGACGATGAATCGGTATCTAAAAGAGATTGCTGTCATTGCCGGTATAGAAAAGCACATAACGCATAAAGTAGGTAGGCATACCTTTGCAACCATTTTTTTGCGTAAGACTAAGGATATCGCTTCTTTGAAGGAGATCCTTGGGCATTCGGATCTGAAGGAGACATTAGTATATGCTCATGTGTTGAATGAGAGTAAACAAGAAGGAGTACAGTGCTTCAACAGTTTTGCCTTTTAAATTGTACTTTCGTACGGAATGTGTCTATCTTATTGATTACTAGAAAATAGCGGGCGTACAATTTTTGTACGAATGTGTACAAAAATGATGCGCCCGCACGATTTTAAAGGTATGTCTATACGTTTAGCTCAAATTTCACATTCTCATTTCCTGCGATTAGATTATGAGTATTCTCAATGTTGTTCTCGTAGATGTGCACATTTGCAAGCGTGAGCGCTATTGACTTTAATGGCAGATCTATCTGTCTTGACATTAAATATAAGTGATAAATATCTGCAGGTAAGCCGAGGCTGGCATCAGAACTACGTTGGTAAGCGGAGAGAACTAATTCTCCTTCATCTATTTGAAACTGCACTAAGCTCAGGCATGGTGCCTGGTTGCTTTCTACATCAGTTGCACCCAGGAATAGTACATAGTTCTTGCTATTCCTTTTCTCTCTGTTGATTTTGTCGATGAGAGGCGGAAGTTTCTCGAAATAAGTTGGGTAACTATTCACTAGGATAGAGCCACAATAGTCCCACCAATTAATCCCGGCATTCCGGTATTTCTCAACACTTCTTTCTCCTTGCATGAACAACTGAAGTTCATTCTTCAGTTTTTTTCGTGCAATATTGTGACCTTCAAAAATGTCAAGTAGGTCTATAGGAGTTAAATGTAATTGTTCATTCAGGAGATATTTGATATTACCTTTTTTGTTGGCTTGTAACTTCCCTGAATCAAGTATTTTGCCCAAAATTTTATAGTATTTGTTCATTGTCTTTTTTATTTAGCTATCTTTGTGACCTCACCACGTAAAAACAAATGCGATACGTCGCAGCAGAGGTCTTTAGCCCCCAGCTGTGCGGCGTGTCGCATTTTGTTAGTACGTGGTGAGATACTACTAACTGGCTGGGGGCTTTATATTCCCCCATTATTTTCTATTTCCTCACTATTGGATTTCTTTATTTCAAAGATTTATGGACGAATCAGGACTGTGGGAGAATATCCAAACTCCGTGGCAGCATCAAAGCAGGGACACATTTTGATCCATTCGCTCGGTTCTACAATCCCGTTATCATTCAGATCCGGAGATGTGTCTCGATGGCCGAGAACTTCAGCAATGGGATATTCCTGTTTGAGTCTCATTACGAGATCACGCATGGATTGTTTTTGAGCATCGGTACGAGTATCGGCTGGTTGCCCGTTCACATCAAGACCTCCGATATAACAAATTCCAATGCTGTGTTTATTGTATGATAAACCGGATGATCCTTTTGTGTTGCAGTGTGCTCCCTCTATTGAGAGAGGTCTACCTTCTTCAATGGTACCGTCTAAATCTATCACAAAATGATATCCGATTTGATTGAATCCACGTGCACGATGCATACGATCGATGTCTTTTGCTTTAAAATCTTGCCCGGCTTTAGTAGCAGAACAATGAATGATAATTGAGTCGATGTTGTTCATTTGATTTTTTCTTTTAATTATTAATATTACCTTTGCACCAATTCTGTAAGGGAATATTTCCCTTAATGTTTGTTTTGTTTGTGTTTGTCAGCCGCTAACTCGTGATGAGCAGGCGGTTTTTCTTTTAATAGAAGTGCATCCAAGCAGATACTTTGCGATCCATGATTCATAAAATACCTTTTTCATAAGTTTTGTTTTTAGTGATTAATAATGTATTATTTATGTCCTGGTACTTTCTCCCAGACTGTCAGTAATAACATACCATACGCATCCATCGTAGCGACTAACTCCGATAAACTGTATTACTCCTCCTTTACCTGTTTCTATTTTTGTTACTAATTTTAGTCCGTAAACATCGACATTTAAAGGGTGATACATCCTTCCTTTAATCTCGACGATAGGGGCTATTCTTGTTTTTACAGGATTATCATAGACGGTAAGGACCGTACCAATATACTTTTCATCAGTAGGTAAATTGAGAGTTAGACGAGTAGCTGTATCTTCCCCTTTTGCTTCAAGATTGAAATAGTCAGATACGGTATATTCTCCGGTAGCAGCATTTGGGATAGCTCCTTCTTTAAAAGTTTTAAATGGTATTTTTAAGAATCCGGAGAATGTTCCGCTATCAGCATAGATTTCACCTTTCATAGTGACTTTCGCTTTCCCATTCTCTACCGATACAATGAATTTGTTGTCTATGTTTATACCGGTGGTCATGATGGCTTCAACTAAAAGTTGGCCGCTAATCTGGACTCGTTCTCCTTCGATCTTGATTCCTGATTCATCGGCATTGATAGCAGCAAGTATCGTGTTGGGATTACCGTCCTTGTCTTCACCCATGATTTCAACTTTCCACTCTTTTGCGTTTTGAGTGACCTGCGTACCGATTTCTTTAATGATATCACCTTCAGCATCGGTGACAGCTTCCTCGAACTTGCTGGTCAACCTTTCAGCAGTCAAGTTAAGTTCAGATTTGCGGCTTTCTGTTGTCGCGTCAATCTCCCCTTTTGCTGATATCGTTTTCTTCTGAACATTCTCCTCGAAGGTTGCGGTTAAGTTCTTAGCGGTGAGTTCTACTTCCGATTTAGCAGCATTCTTAGATGTCGTGATAGCTCCGTCGGCTTCCTTTACCTTTTCCTCTGCATTCTTATTGAAAGAAGCTGTTAGTTCTTCCGCAGAAGCTTGAATATCTGATTCAGCAGATTCTTTTTTATAAGTGATCGCTCCGGTCGCTTCTTCTGTTTTTTCTTCTACTGTTTTCTTGAATTGTAGATCAAGCTGTTCGGCAGTCATTTTTAATGATGACTCAGCGGCTTTCTTCGCTTCGGATATCGCTCCGGTCGCTTCTTCTGTTTTAGTATCTACGAGATTAGTGAATGCAAGTACAAAGTCTTTGGCAGTGAGTTGAAGTGTGCCAGTTGCTTTTTCTGTAGCTGTAGTGATAGCACCCAAAGCATTCGTCGTTTCAGTCTCGACTTTATGGGTAAAGTCAGCAGACAACTTTTCATAATTGACATTAAATTCAGAAGAAAGTTCTTCGATTTTGCTCACATGTTCACCTGCGGTGGTAGCTGATCCGGCAGCAGAGCTAGCAGAATCAGAAGCTTCCTTCGCGTACTTGATGACTTCTTGCCATTTGCCGGTGATCCCATCTTCCCGAATCTCGAAATCACCTCTTATCTGAATCTCACGACCGTTCAACTCGTCTTCGATTGTCTTGTCATTGTGCAGAATGAATGTACCACGAATGATCACTCCATCAGCGATCAAACCAAACCACCGTTTTACACTTCCTGCAGCTTCTTTTGCCCAAGCAGGAATCAGACCGATATCCGCATGACCGAGAACGCACCTAACGTGTTCGGGGTCTGAATAAGCTGCCCAGCTGTCGATACCGTCATAAAAATACTGGCAGTTTGTCCTTGATGAGATACGGATGAATGATTGACGTTCTGCATCGATGAGATTTCCGACACGTGCAATGATCATGTGCTGGTAAGGGATGCTGTCGCCTTCAGCTTCAAGGAGAATTGATTGATCGCTGCCCGGATCAGAGATGGCGGTAAACTGTTGAACGGAGTAGATTACACCGCTATTGCCGAGATTATGATAATACCCTATCAACAGATCACTGTCGGCAAGCGGATTATTGTCCGCTTCACGTAAATCGGGATAAACGGTGAATGTCCCGTCTCCGTTATCGAAGTAAGAAGCTATCTTAATACTGCTGGAGATAATCTCTTCGTCCTCTGTCACCCGGATTCGGTTATAGACAAATTCGTTTGTGATGAATTTCTCACGTACAAAGACAGATTTAAACTCCGCATTACCAAGCTTGTCAATCAGCCAGCCCGATGCACCTGATACGAATGTACTTACCCATTCATCTACTTCTTCACCGGCAGCGTTGAGTATCTTCTTACCTGTCGCTTTAGCTGAGGAGATGAATCCCCAGATGCCGGTATTTATTAATCCTGCCATTCTGTCCCTCCCATCATTTGTATAAGCATTGCTACCTGCTTCTCTAACTTGTGATAGTCAGCTACGGTGATTCTCTTTTTTTGTTCGACATCAGTTTTTGGTTCATCCTCTATGGTTTCCGTTTCTTCAATATTTGTGTCCTCTAGCGGTGTATCTTCATCGATGAGGATAGTTTCTTCGTCAGCAGGATCATCTATCTCTTCATAGTGTTCAAGGAGTTCCAAAAGCGGTTCTTCTAGTTTCTCACCTGACAGATAGTAGGTGTATCCGAGATAGATTTCATTCCCGAACAGCTGGCTGTCGGAAATTCTGCGGAATACTTTGCCTTCTTCCGCAGTGATATGGTTATTATTTAATTCGTCTATTTTCATATTATACCTCTTCATTAGGGAAATCGATTGCAAATTGACTCATAGGCTTGATGCTGTCGGCTAATTCAGTCCAATTAGTTGCTGTTTTATATGCTTCTACAGAATCATTGGGAACGTATATTTGGAACCTTACAGAGATATAAGACGAAGCGAATGTTCTTGCGCCAATAATTGGGGGAGTCTCTACTGTCGAAATGAAATATTTCATTTGACGACAATAGGCAAATGAATAATTTCCTAAATTCGGAACTGTAGCTGGAAGTATCACATGTTTCAATTCATCACAGGTGTAACAGAAATGCTCCATCTTTGTTACAGGGCAATTATCAAGCAAACCGGCAGGTAAAACCTTTATTTTTGAATATTGAAAACATCCTCTAAAGTCAAACGCTTTCTTATTATTAATAAATAGATTTGCTGGGACCGATTCCAATAAAGAACGTGAGAAACAACCTTCTGGATTACTCCAACTATCGGCTCCTCCAAAATAATATGCATTCGTACAATAGTAGAATAATCGTTCGGGAACGGAAGTGATTTTTGTATTAGCGAAACATAAGTTGAAATCAGAGGCGCCTACATTGTATCTAAATAAATCATCAGGAATTGAAGATATTAATGTTCCCTCAAAAGCTGATTTGAATGTGCTGGCATTCGTGCAATGGTCAAATAAGCCTACAGGAATTGATGAGATTAGGGTATTCCTAAATATACCTGAAAGACTTGTCGCAGCTACGCAATTGTCAAGCAACCCTTGCGGAATAGATGTTAAACTTGTATTATTGAAACAATAGGAAAAAAACTGTCTCTCTGTATCGTTTTTCAACACAAGTCCTACATACTTCAACATTGAGAAACCTGAGAAATTCAAGTTATTTACATTACTATTTCCGAGATCCCAATATGCAACAAGAGATAAACTTCTTTTTGTAATCGCATAGGTCACATCACTACAGTTTTTGATTTCTACCTGATGGAAATCTGAGTTATCATACGTGTGATCATAAGTCAGCTTCCCTGGCCCGACTGCATGATCTTCTGTTCCGTCTCCCCATGATATGATATAATCAGTGGCGTCTGAGGTGACATAGAGAGAAATGTTCTCTCCAGTAACAAGCATCTGAATATTTCCATTCTCTATCGGTTTGAAAGATTCAATATCAAGCCTCATGGCAGCGTTGACTGTAATGGCGGTTAAACTAACAGTAACGTTATCTGTTACACTGAAATATCCATTTTTAGATACGGTGTATTCATGAGTTTTTTTGCTACCTATTACCAATGTCGTTTCTCCGGAGGCATCAGTAATCCCTGTTTTCCCATCACATTGAATAGTAGCTCCGGATAGAAGTACAGTGCCGTCTTTTACTATGAACTTTACTTCGACCGTGTTTGGTTCTACATATACAGTTAAGGATGTTGCAGACGTCCCAACAGTTATATTACCTGTCTTTTCATAATATGTGTCATGGGTAACAGAATATTCATAGGTTCCTTTTCCCAATGATAAAGTGCATTCACCGTACTGGTTAGTCGTTCCTGTCACTCCATTACATTTTACGGTAGCACCTTCAATGAGCGATGAATTGTATTCTACGATAAACTTAACATCCACGACGCCATATACATACACAGTGTTTGTAGTATCAGATGTTATGGAACCATATGAGAAGGTATTGCTTGCATATCCGTATGCAGACACGGTTCCGGATATAGCCGCACCTCCACGCGGTAAAGTAACATATCCGTCAGCATCAGAAATGTATGATCGGTCTCCAATTGTGACAGTAGCACCTTGGACATATACCGATTGGTTATAAACTCCTACACGAATCTTTCGTAATGGAATATATGTCACAGTATAACTCTGAGAACGTGTACCTGCTACAAGGTATGAACCCTTAAAATCTTCGTGATTTTCACATTTGAACGTAAAATCAATCGTTATGTTGTCTTCAGAAGTTACCTTGTAGGTATATTCGTTTACTTTCTCAACTTCGTAGGCGCATTCGAAGGCTGAATTAGCAAGAGGCTTACGCTGAGAAGAACTGAAGGTGAAAGTCGTCACAGGAGCAGGTTTCAATTGACCATATGTGATAGCTAATTCGGGAAATGCTGCCTTCAGTTTGTTGATTTGAGAATCGGTAGCTACAGAGACATAACATTTACCGGTGATGATCGCCTTGTCTACATTGTTGCCGTTTTCGTCCAGTCCTTTCAAACTGATTAGTTTTATGATAGGATCAAGGGTAGATAATGTCCAGTCTACACCGATCAAGCGTACACGCTCTAACTTCATAGTATCAAGCGCAAAACATCTGTCAATTATGGATAAGACATTAGCCTTGTTGGTGTTCTCCCATCTGATTGTCGAAAGATTCCGTACCCCATCAAGGATTAATCCCGCATCAGTCAGTTCCGTTTGATTTCGGACCGTTAAATTTGTAATGGTATCCGGCAGGTGAAGCAACGTCAAGTTACCGCCTTCAGGCAATACTACAGCGGATGTTCCGGTTCCTTCCGCCCATATCTCGCGAATGTTGGAACATAATGCAAGGTCTATTGCTTGTTTCAGGTTCGGACAGTTACGGATATCCAACTTGCGGAGCAGGTTGTTTGCACCAACTGAGAGCACTTCCATATTCGTGTTTCGATAGCCTTCCGCTCCGGATCCGATAATCAGCTCCACCAGTTTGGTCATCTTCGATACGTCAACCGAACCGGGATACAAAGAGGATATATCCCCCAGGCTGCTGATCTGACCGGCGCCAAAAATGATCGTTTCAGTATCGTTGAACTGGATGGCAGGAGCTTTAATATGTACCGGTATATTTTTCTGTGACCGAGTGCCGACTGTATATGATCCGTACTGGACGTTGACATACTGCCCGGCATACGATGTGATGGTCATATCCGCATTAGGTTCTACTCCTTCCCACTCTGAAGGGGTGTACAGACGCAGAGTTGCGAAGTCATTCTTATAGTCTCCGGCAATGTATTTAGAGTCCATATATTTGAATCGGTTGTACAGCCACCAGCGACGGTGCATCTTGCGACTTCCCTGAGCAGCATACAGGTATGATCCGTTTCCTTCATCGAGTAATGGACGGACATACTTGTACCAGCTGTCCTCATTGTAGACCGCTTCACACCAGGCATCTCCCTGTTCGGTGTCGAAGAAGCGGATACATTCTTCATAAGTGAGCAGCTTCTTTGACCGCATTTCAGCATACATGGCTGCGATCTCTTTGGAATATGCCTGCTCGATGTTATTCCAGAGAGTTGACTCTGCACCGTTCCATACATCCTTGTTACCGATCTGGTCGTGGTACTCAACCGTATAGTCAAATGCTGCTACGCCTTCATTATTCAGTCCGCACACTGTATCATTATCATAGAAGATGCAGATCCAGCGGATTCCGTCGAAGGTAGTCAGGAACATATTCTTGGCACGCTGGTCGACCATCGCAAAGAGTTCTGTTATCGTGTAGTACGACAACATGAAATTCATGTCCAGGTACTGATCAGCTTCGGTCCGGAACTTCGTCGGATTATCCTTTACGGAGACAAGCCAGTCAGTCAGGCGCTTTAGATTCGTGTAGTCTTCGTTTCCGTCCGGATAACGGGCTTCGAAGTCTTTCAGCCATTCTATATTACCTTCCGAGTCGACGGTGATATAGTCCGAACGTTTGAAGAGTACACGATCGGAAGTGTTGTTCAGGATCTCCCAACTTTCACAGCCGGCCTTGAATCCGAATGTTTCATTCGTTGACTTGTCGTTATTGAAGTTGTATTTACCAAGGGATGTTTTCTCGGCATCTTCTGATGCCTGATGCCACATCACCGACGGGCGACCGTTGACTGTCGTCCGGACGCGGGGATCAGCCTTCTGTGCTTCAGTAAGGAATCCCATACCACGAAGGATATAGTCGATCAAACGGGCCATACCGGTATTGTGTACACCGCTGGATTCGGCGAAGTCCGCTTTGAAGCAGAATACGTTTACAGGTATTTCCTCTTCGAAGATGGCAACTTTATCGGCATGTTCACCGGTAGCGGTCATGGTGAATCCCTGCTTGCATTTTGTCTTGAAGTTCTTTCGCGGATACCATTGAGAGGATGTTCCCTGTACGTCGATCTCTACTCCGGTTGCTACCCAGCTGCGTTCAGGATGTTCCCTGTCCTCATAGACAAGGGTGACAGTCTTCTTGTCTCCTTTGAAAGTCGGAAGCTCACCGACGATGGTGAATGAGATATTCTGATTCGCAAGCTTCTCATAGCTGAGATTCCCATAGTCGTCATAAATGTTGTTCCGGGCATATAGCTTGCGCTTCAGTTCAAGATTGTCCATATCGGCAATGTAATTGTCGAGAAGCTGATAACGGTTTAAGGCATTGTCATAGACACGGATATTAAAGATATCTGCGGTACAGTCACTGCTGCCGATCGAGATCCCGGCAGGATTGGGCTGAGTAAAGTTGTCCTGTTCCGGATACTGGATCAGTCCGCAGATCTCACCGTTGATGTAGACGAAGATCAGCCGGTTCTCCGCTTTCTTTTCGATCACGAAGGAGATCCGGACACGTTCATCCTCTTTGAACTGTGTTTCGATAGAGGTTTGTTCAGATCTGAATATGGCTTTCTGTGCGGTCACTTCAAGTCCGATGCCGGCATTCATGCAGCTGAGGATGACTGAGTCGTAGTCGGTAACGTCTCTGGTTTCAAATTCGAATTCGATTGTTTTACCGGTAGAACGGAAGTCGTTGGCAAAGGAGTTGTAGGGGATGGTTACACGTGCATCGCCATTAACGCGAAGAGCTACGAATCCGTCAACTGTCTTGATCCATCCGTTCGTTGCGTAGTTGAATGCGGTAAGTACAGCGAAGATCTCTCTGTAGTTCCAGATGTTTTTCCCTTCTTCGTTGTTGCTGCGGTTCACGGAGGTGAGGAAGAGAACGAGATCCGCTTCCTCCGGACGAACATCGATCTCTGATTCCCTAACCGTCAGGTTGAATGTTTTGCTCACAGATCCGCATGCTATTTTCAGTTCCAGTTCTCCGGGAGTTTCTGCCCGGTAACTCCATGTTTGTCGCGTGCGGTCGATCGTTTGATCACTGATCACGGTTCCATTAGCTGACAGGGTGATATCACTTGTCGTTGTAGCAGGATTATAAACGATGTAGGGGATCAGGAGTGTGCCGAATTGTTCCACTTCGGCAGTCCTGAAGGATGACGCAATAACCGGTGTGTTGTTTCCGGATACAATGCTGATAATATCATAGCGTAGATGATCGCTTTCTACTTCGGTATCATTGATCGTTGCCGTCGCATAAACGTCGAGCGTATGTGCACCATGCGCCTGTGCCGGGATTGAATATGTCTGCTGTCGGTTAGATACAGATGTGATGTAAGTACCTGTTTCCTTATCATCTACAAGAAAATGAATTGTCTTCTCTACTGCGCCCATCGGGGTATATGGGAATGAGATCGCTCCGGTGTAAGCCTTTGAATCGTCAAATGTAGACGTTACGGCAATGCTTACTGCATTGATCTTGAATGTCAGCTTGCGGGTAGCTCCGTAACTGTCGGTAACTTGTACGACGAGGATGTTGTCACCTAATGCCAGATATTTGCCGATGTTGAAACTGACTTCGCCTTGATTGATTGTTTCAGAGGCTACCTGTTTATTGTTCAAGGTGTATGTTGCGATACCTTCGCCGGTTTCCTCTCCGGACAAGGTAGATGAGTATGTGTACTTGATCAGTGTCTCTTTACCATGAACGGCCGTTGCATTTGACGGAGTGACAAAGGCAAGCGTGAGCTTTGTTCCTCCACCGGTTGCAGCAGATTTGACAGGGTAGAATACGCCTGCCCGTTTCTGCATAATGTAATTGCCATCAGGAACAGTATCAAATGATTCGTCTGTGTTGTCCATTTCGCCCAGGGAACTGGAGCCGAATCCGCTGCCATTACCTGGTATTTCTGTTAATCCTATTGCCATAGTGCTTTTATTTTCGGGATTTTCTTTTTCTGATTCTGCTAAAGAATAATTGGTGTCTGCTGTGACAACTACTCCACCGGACAGCCGGGTCATTTTACCGACATTCAAGCCGCCCTCGATATCGCAGCCTTCTTTAGAAGTAAAGCCTTTCTTGAAAGTATCTTTGATGTCTTTACGTACATAACGATCATCACCGAATGATTTAGAGGAGATGGGTTCGAGCTTGTAATGCTTACGCTTATTAGTAACGGGAATTGATTCATCAGGAACGAGTATATAAGCATTTGTTTTCCCATTTTCCTTGACTGTTATAATTTGTCCATCAATCGGAAAATATTCCTCTTCTTCAATATTCTGTGCATATCGGGTTGCTTCCTCCAGTGATTCCCAGCCATCCGTGGAGTCGATAAAACGACCCGTTGTTCTTCTATATTGAGCGGCGAAGCTTGAACCTTTTATATTCAGTTTTACCATATCCTTATACTATTTTAAAAGTGAATGTATCCGGGTCGTTGAGTCCACCGGTTTGCAGGTACCATAGATTATAATCAATAGCTTCGCTACTGTTTGCGCCTTCTACTGATATCTTGATAGGACCTATACAGTATTCTTTATCTTCTGCAAAGTTGGCGGGATAAGAAGTCAGAGACAGTTCTGACAGTGTGCCTGAAGGAACACATACAGCCACTATTTTCCAGTTTGATGCAGGGAACTTAAAGGTACCGGGACCGGTATAGAATCCACTTGTGCCCAATGCCCTTATATCAGCAGATGACTGAGGAATAGAGGAGCATACCCCTGCGAACCATTTACGCCTCACATTTACGCTAATCTTATTATTTAAAGTTTGCTGCGGTATGGCATTATCTGCGCTTGCAGCATAAACCACTGTGGCAGCATAGGTTTCTCCCTGAGTATAGTATCCGTCTAAGACTCGTACAGCTCTTTGCTCGCCATTGCTCTCTGCTGAGAATTCCATTTTGAATGCTTCATTGTAATCATAATATGCTTTGATCATTTCACCGTTACCATACCTGCTTGCTATATAAGTGATCTGTCCTTTAGCCGTCCCGTACTCGACGTCATTGGACGTTGACAGATGTCCTACCAGGGATGCTGACTCTGCATGGGAGAGCATCGTCCTAAAGAGACTTTCGTATGTTGTTCCTTGTTTCAGAACATCGCCCGGTTTAATGTATCCGGTTTGTGGAGCTGTGACGCGGATATCCTTTGTCAGGCTCCCTCCGGATCCGGACATATTCTTATATCTTTCATTCAGGAAAGATAATACGGCTGCCACATCCCGGTTAGATACACTGTTCTTCAGAATGGCTTGATCGATGTAATCAATGAGTTTATCTATGACTTCCTGGTTATCTGCCATGTCAGTTGAATTGTGAAGTGAATTGTTCGGTATGTATGCGTGCAGATCCGAAATCATCATCACCGAATGATCCGGTAACTCTTTGCTCTGAATCACTAAAATGCAAGGTTAACTTGACACTCTCCGGAGAAGTTGTGCGAGCTGCTCTGGTCAGGTTCTCAGCTGTGACGTTAACTCTGATATTTCGTCCGTCCATGCCGAGGATACGGACGTCTTCAGAGGATAGCATATCGATCAAAAAAATTAGTTCATCATTCGTCCGGTATCCTGATTCTACAGTCATAGATTCTTTTCCGGATAATCTTTCCCAAGATTCTACGTAGTCGTCTATAACTTCATCATACACATTGAATGCGTTCTCTTCGTCAGCTTCGCGCTTGATGGTACCGATACCGGTGATTTCGATTAACTCATAGGAACCGTATGAATTGAGAAACTGCAGGAGATATCTTTCGCGGCTGATTGTGCCCGGCGTAATGACGATCGTGCAAGATTTTTTCTCTCCTACATACACATCAAATACGGAAGCCAAGATATGATGTGTATCAAACAACTGCTTCCGGAGGCGATATATATTCAAAGCGACCGGTTGCCCGGCTGATCCTTCTATCGTTGTCTCTATTCCGTTTGCGAGGATTTTCATAACTCCTCCTTCAGGATAGATGAAAGGCATAGGCAGCAATTCCGTTTCCCTGATCGTGATAAGTTTTCCGGTCGTTCGTGTAGTCTGGAAGAAGTTCACTTCCGGATTCATTAACTTCCAGAGAAAGACGCTTTTGTTTTCTTCATGCAGATGCCGGAGCATTCGCTTGCTGACTCCTCCGATAAACACGTTTAGATATAAAACCTTTGTTTCTCCATTTGCGTTTGAAACGTTGATTGTAATGCTTTTGGCACAACTATCTGCTTGGAGCAGGATCTTCTCAGACTCATTATATAATTGTGCCGGTCGCACGACATCAGCAAGGATGTCTTGTAGAAAGACAAAGAAGTCGCCTTCTCCGCTGCCGGTGAATATTTCTTTTCCATCAGCTGAAATGGTATAGGTTGCACGCGAGCTGCTACTGATCGATAGCTTAATCGGGTTCCCGGTCAAAGCCATGCTGGCCGGATATATGTTTACTGATAGTAGGCTCATTTTACTTGGTAGTTAGGTATAACAATAGATCCCTGTACCTGATAATCACAAGCACATTGATGCTGTAAGAAAGCCTCCCGCTCCGCAGTCGGAAGGGTGAGGAACTCAAAGAACTCATCAGAAGTAGCAGAGGCATTCCCTGAATACGATTTATACGCAAGCAACATTTGTTCGATGTCGGCGGATTGTATAGCTGCTGTAATGGTCACTTGATTATTCATAATTGCAAAATTGAAGATTATAACATGAGTGATAAAGGACAACTAAAACAGTTCGGCACGCACAAACTGGTCATATTGCACATCGTAATGCACTCCTCCTTTAGGATCGCTGATGTCGTAATGCATGGTACCACCTGATGTACCTAGATATGTCCGTACCCGGTAGTATAGATCAAAACTGTGCGTTGCCTTATAAATAAAGTATTCTTGTTTATTATTGAAGTCCTCTTCAGTCGGTACAGACAAAGGTATCTTTGCGTTAGGAGCATCCGTTGATGCGTTCTTGTACTGCAGATCATAAATGGTTTGGTCTTTTCCCAATTTACTTCTCCATTCATCTACTTGGCTCTTGGTCGCAGCGTTGACAGCGGCTGATCTATTATCGAATCGTTTCCATGTGTAGAGTTGTTCAACAATAGGTACAGTTTGCTCTTTGTCTAAATCAAAAGGCTTAAGTAGTTTGATAGTTCGCAGCTTTACTTTAGCCGGAACCGACGAACGATAAGGGAGTGTATATCGGACTGAATCAGGCAACATACGTTGACCATCCAGCAGGATAGGGGACAGGAAGCTCGGATTCATACATTGTTGTGCAGACAGATGCACATCAGTCTCGACCACATGATTGGCATGCCGGAGTATTGCATCGTAATCACGCCAAAAATGACTGAACAATCCGTATTGGCCAACAAAAGTGAGTGATATGTCACAGGCTTCACCATACTGCTTATCCAGTGCCGGCTTACCTTGTGAATCTAAACAGTTTTGCGATCCGTAGACCAAATAGCTGTTTGAGTCAAAGAACGAGAAGCAAAAAGCGAGTGGAGTCTGGTATTCCAGATTCTCGGATATGTCGACGTCTGAACTTGTAATAGTAGTATAGCGATGTACTTTGCTGAAAAGATAAAGCGGGACGGAGATAATTTTGGTTGTGCTTACTTTAAACATAGCCAGCTTGGACGGGAGGAATTCATCAACAGAGGAGATCTCTTTGTATGCCATATCTGCTCCTCTGTCCCAAGAAAAGAATTCGGAGGATACAAATTCAGTTTGTTGGGTGACATTGTCTGTTTTGTAATAGGCTGCATACTGAGGCTTATAGACTAGATATCCTCCAGCTTTAGTCGTTACGATATAATTGTATGGCTTGAGAAATTTGTCCAGTGATTCGGCGGCGGGTGCAGCGGAAGATTCATCCGTCGGGCCTTTCACATTAGTTGAAGCTGATAATTTAAGTTGCTGTGGCTCTTCAAAATTAATGACCGGTTTTGATGCTTTCAATAGTGTCCAGTCTGAAGAGTGAGGAGCGTTGATGATATCTCGTATAAATTTAAGCCGGACGCTGCGGGTGTTTCCATCGACAAAATAGAGCAGACCGAAACGGCACCAAAGTGCTTGCATGAATTCATTGATGGTGCAATCCGGCATCAATTCGGAATATTTCAGGATACCTTTGACACAGCAGTCTGCAGCATTATTAAGTACTACCAGCTGTTTGAGCTGGTGGTGTGTAGTGAATGGATTTTCGATGATGGTGTAGCCATAGGCTGCGAAGATGGTTTCAAGTATGTAGCTTACTTTTAGGAATGGTGTGACTCCATAACCTTCGGGTAGTGATACTTCTACCGGCCCGTCATCTATGAAAAAAGTTTCTGTTCGGGCTGCTCCGAATGATCCGTTATAGTTGTTTAGATATTCCAGGTAGTCTATGGTCTCTTTATCTACTTTACGATTGTAAGATACGGCTATAGGAAAAAGGCAAAACGGAGAGTCTTCTTTTGATCTATTATCTAAAATATAGGAAACGAGAGCAGATACTCCTCCTTCCGGTTTGTAGACCGGCATGTCTAGAGATTGCAGGGAAACTGCGTTCCAAATGCTGTATAATTCGGACTCACTAAAACCAACATTAAAGGTAATACCTTCTTCCTCGGATGCGCTTACCACATTCATCTTCCCGACGCGGTGATATACGCCATCGGAAATCGTGATACGATCATCTTTGGCAGGAGCGGTATCAATGTCGGTTCGCTCAATGTGCTTGTTTAGGCGAAGGTTCTTCTTTGTGCCTGGTATGGTGGCTGCGATGGACTGGGAACCACGCTCATTATAGATAGGAGAACTGTCTTCTATTTCTGTATTGAAATCTTTCTGTAGGTCGAAAGTTCCGGAGGCGTTAGATATTTTGAGTGACATGGCTGATTTATTTAGTTGATCGGGTAAACGGTTTCTTTGTCTTTTCGTCCAGCTCTTCTGCTTTATGGATATCGCGTAGGGTGACGTATGCTTTCAAGGTTTTAAGCGTACTAATGAGGCGGCCTATCTCTTTGAGCAATCCTTCAAGTTCGGTAGCGGATAGTGCTGCGTTGCCAGCTTCCTTGTTGTTCTCTTTGTAATTGTCAACAACCGAATAATTTCCGGAGGCACGCTGGGGAATATGTCCGCTGCGGGCATCTTCGATGGCATCCACTATCAAAGGATAGTTAATGTGTTTCTGCAGTCTGGCAAGATCTTCAGCGTTAATAATTAATTCAGCACCATTTTCGGAAATCAGGGAAGTGCGTCGGACGATTCCGGTAGGGGAGGATCCGATGTAAGGTACATTACGGTAGTTCTTACCATCATCTTCTCCGATCACATCATAACGTCCGGATGCCCATTGTGATACACTGACTGTTGCTCGTTTAGTAGGGTCGGTGGAAGAGTCAGTGTCACTGGAAGAACTGGATGAATGCTTTCCACCTATCAAACCTTTTAGAGTGGACTTGGCTGTAGCAAGTGCTGCCATGATCAATCCGGAGAGGATGGCGACGCGAGCTGCAGCAGTAGCACCGAATGTTGCTACAGAGTCGGGCATAGCTGCAGCTTCCGCTGTCACTCTTGCTACTGCACCGGTAGCTGTGGCTGTAGCTTTAATGATTTCTGCATTAATGAGTTGACCCAGCACATCGAATATGATATCGATCATGGTATCGGCAAAGCCTTGCATGGCATTTTCTTGTCCGGAGATCAGGTTACCCACTGCAGATCCTAACTCGGATCCATATTGCTTATATGTGTTGATACGTTCCTGGTATTGTTGCTGTTCTTTCTTGGTCTGTGCTTCGGTCTTCTTTTGCTCAGCTTCTTTTGCTTTAGCATGTGCAGCTTGTTCTTCTTTCAGACATTTGACTTTGAAGTCCAGCAGCTGCTTCTCTACTTGCTTCCGTTGTTCTGCATTTAATCCTGCAAGAGAAAGCATACGTTTCAGGTGCATGACGGTGAGCTGTTCCATCGCATCATTGTATGCAGCCTCGGAATTAAGATTCTTATCCTTCCCGGAAGCATATAACTCTTTTAATTCCTGTTGCTGACGTTCATAGTCTATTTTTTCTTGATCAATCAGTTCTTGGGTATGTTCTTTTTGCATCTTCAGCTTCAGATCATTGATCTGATTTTGGATCTCAATGCCTTCTTTAGATTTTGTACCGGTGACTTTCAATGAACGTTCCAGGTATTCCAACTGAATGCATTCCATTTCTTTCTGAAGTTGTTTTTCGGTCTGCAGAGTTTCATCTCCTCCTTCCAGGTACATCTCTTTTAGGAAAGCCTGTTTCTGAACATAGAGCTTTTTCTCTTCCTCAAGCTGCTTCTTCATTTTCTTTTTTGTTTCCGTTTCGTCAGCAGGGGTGAGTGTTGTTTCTTCAGTCTTTGTTCCAGTGATAACTGTGTCCGAAAGAAGGTTATTGTTGATACGGTCCAGGAATGGTTTGAACTTAGCTTCGGTCTGAGCTACTTTCTTTTCCATGTTATATACACTCTTAATGTAGTCTTCCATATACTCACCCATTTCATTGCTTAGTGATTTCCCCTTGAAGTATTTTACACTAATGGTATGGTAGGCTTGTCCCCAAGCCTTTTCCCATCCCATGCCGGCTTTTTGGAATTCGGTAGTGGTTTGCTTCAGGTCATCGATCACCATACTGACGAGTTTTCCGTTCCCAAGTGAGCTTGTTAGCTTACTACTGATGTTCTCCAGCGCTGTTGCTTGAGTCTTTATCTCTTTTGAAACAATCTTGTCTGTAGCTTCATTCTTTACTTTAAGGGCGATCTGCGTTTGGAGTGATCCGTTAATTCGTTTGTAGGCATTGTTGATTTCATCAAGAGAACTCTTCTCTGTCAGAAGGTGAGGAAGATACTGGCCATAAGTTTCGTTCACTGCTTTAATGAGTTTGCGGCGATCTTCAGTTCCTTCCCCAGCTCTTTTTAATGCTTCGAACAAGTTGTTGAGTGAACGTTGTTCTTTCAGTAGTTCCCCTTGGAATTGCTTCTGTGCTTCAGTTGCCTCATTGGAACGTTTGGTAAATTGATAAATAGCAACAGCTGCTGTGGCCAATAATGAAATGATTATCCCCAACATGTTACCTTTCATTGTAGCATTGAGACGCTGCATGGCGGCCGTGGCCATCGCAGTATTGCCGGCTAGTGCATATTTTGCAGCAGACAGGGCTAGGGTAGATGCCAGCCGAATCTTACTCAGAGTCTCAGAGATCTTATCGGTTGCAATGCTTAAGAGTTTTGCATTCCTGAGCTTTGTCTCATAGAATTCTGCGGCTTTCACAGCGAGGTAGTAGGTTGTGATTGCTGTAGCTAAGGTGATGATTGTCCCGGAATGCTTTATCATGAATCCGATCAGGTCCGCAAATTTTTGTCCCCATTTGACAGTACCATCGACAGCATTGACAATTGTAGGATTCAGTTTTTCAACTAACTCCACCCCAATTTCGCTCAACTTATTCTTAGCCTGTGCTAATTTTGCGGCTGCTGTGTCCGATTTGGTAGCTGCCTGTTCCATAGCAACACTGGTTCCTGTGACTGCCTGAGTGTAGTATTTGACCTTCTCCGCCTCATTGATCAGGACAGATGCGACGTTATAACCTTCCTCACCGAACATCTTTTTGATCTTCGTTGCTGATAACTGTTTTTTCTGCAGATTGTCCAGGGCCGTTTCCAAACCGACAATTTTGGGATTGGTATCGTCAGCACCTGTCTGAAGGGTGAGGAAGAACCTCTTTAAGCCGGTGCCTGCGATCTCATCCTTGATGCCCTTTTCACCTAAAGTTTCGATTGTACCGACTAGCTGCTCAATGGGGATATTGGCAGATGCAGCTGCCACTCCGGAACTTTTGATAGACTTCGTTACAGATTCGACAGCAGCAGATCCATATTTAGATCCGGCGGCCATTACATTGGCGTAACGGGCCGCCTGATCAGCTCCGTCCCCGTATTGATTAAGTGACAAAGTAACAGCATCAACAGCATCTCTCAGAGTCATTCCGGAAGCGGAAGCTAGGATCAATGTTTGTTCAGTGACTGCGGCCAAGGCTTCTTTATTGGAAAGAAGCTCAGGCTTGGCAGATCCGACCAGTTTGAAGGCATCCATGATATCCGTTGCAGATTGGCGAATACGAATGCCCGACTCCGTCACTGTAGTGGAGAGGCGCTTGGCCTCTCCTTCCAGCCAGTCGATGTTTTCTTTAGATAAACCGGTTAATGCTTCAACATCGGCTTTGGTGTCCTCACGCTGATCACGTTTTTCCCGTAACTGATTTAACATAAAAGTCAGACCGGTGACAGAAGCTATCACAGTAGTTATAATACCGATATATCTTTTGAAGGAGTCGATGCTTCGCCTGATGGGAGTAGCTTGTGCACCTATCTCTACCTTCATATTTCTCTGTGCACGGGCTACTGCTTCTGACACACGTCTATTTTGTTCCAGAGCAGCATTGTATTGTTCAGTACCAGGAACTGCGCCCCTGAGCTCCTTTCGAACTTTTTGGCTAACAGCTAACAGTTCATCATAGGTCGCTCCGGAAAGATTCTTCAGGATCCTGTCAGTCTCAGCAACTTTTTGCTTGTAGGTGTTAAGTGCTTTGTATTTAGTTTCAAGCTCTTTTTGTAGGATCTTGGATTTACTAGCGTACCCTGCTTCCGTTTTATCAAGAGCAGAGATTTTGTTCTCTAACTGGAAAATGGCATCTTCTATCTTTTTAACTCCGGCAGATGCTTCACTTCCGTCGATGAATATTTTAATACTTCGGTTTAGGTCATTCATAAGATGTTACTTTTCAATATATATTTTTGTTGCGTCGATAAGCATTGTGTCGAAATAGCGCATGCAGATGTCTGCGAGCTCAGGGAGTCTGTTCTTGATGACAGGATCGAACCATCTGTAAGCACATCGGTTACCTTCGTCTTGCTTGCCTAGTGATGCCGGATTAGTGTGCCTAATGATACTGGTATTGATTTCAATTCCATTGACCCGTTTTAGATAACTCCATTTGGATCCGATGAAACCACCTTGTCCACGACCGGCACCTTTATGGATATAGACACCATGACGCGGGAAGGAGAAGCCAAGCCGATTGATCAATCCGTAGTTATCAGTATATGCTTTCGGTTCTAACTCGCGGGCTATTCGTAAACTGCGTGATCCGATAGCAGCTTTGAGTTGTGTGGTTACAGAGTCTTGCCATCGCTCCACTTCTTTATTGAATGCACTGAGCTTATCTGCGTCCTGAGCAAGGTTGAATCTTTCAATTTCTGAGATGGTTTCCATTCTGATCAGGCGGGAGGATGGAGAATCAGAGAACTTTTGTGCTCTCCTCCTGGCCGCATTGTAACGCCTGATTTCAGCCTTATTCTCTGATAATCGTTTATAAAAGCCCATCACAAAAAGTAGTTAGGATCAACAAAGAATTCTTCCGGAAGATTCAGGGAGAAGGTTAGAACTGTACCGTAGAAGTTATCCCCGATTGGTCCGATGCCATTGATTTGGGTGTTTCGGTCAAGGTTCGTTCTTAAATCAGGATCCTGCAGCAGCACATTGCGAATCTGTTTGCATATCTTCTTACAATGTTTTGCTGCCTGGTTGGTAGACTCAGGCTTCCCGGACACAGTATTCATAGCGACAATGAATGAGTATATTTGTTTGTCGTTTAAACCATCAGCTTCATTATCTTCTGATTCAGATTCGCAACCATCTACAGCGATAAGAATTGTACCCGTGACAGAAGATAGTTGATCGTCCAGATTCGTTAGGTCCTCCAGCCCGAATGCGGTGAAGAATCTTCTTTTGTCCGATGTATGGGAAATGTCTTTGAATGATGAAGCGAGAGCTTCCCCATAGGCAAAATGGTCGTACTCCATAACGTTTAATGTTTAGGTTATGGGCACAAAAATAGCCCGCTGCGGGCGGGCTATAAAGGACATAAATGCTTGTGGTATATTGGTGCGATCTACTTCTTATGAAGAAGGAAATCATGTTTGATGATTTTAGATTTTTGCTTTGATCTTTTCCGTGGATGTTTTAAGTAGGCTTGCAGAGTCTGTGACAATAGCTGTAGATCCTCCTCACAGGCAACAGTAGCAAAACGGCAATCCGGAATTGATGATATGCCATTTGTATAATCTACATTGATGCTGATCCCTTTTCCGGAATCATTGATGTGGAATTTGGTACATCTGATGTTGTACTGATGCTCAAGAACTTCTGTGGATCCTGCCATTATTCGTCTCCTTTCTGCTCTAATAGGTGAGAACCTTCACCAAAGGAATAATGACCACGAACTTTGCTATAAGAAATAAAGCACACAGGGGTGCTATCGTCATCTCCTAGTTTAAAGCTCCATTGCCCTCCGGAGGAAGTTTCATGACTACTTCTAAATATGAGCGTCTTTTGGTTAGGGTATTTTTCGTTTAGTCTTTTGACGACTTCTTCAAATTCACACTTCAGTGAATCCATTGCGCATTTATCCTGTACTAGGATACGGTCGTATGCCTGGGCAAATTCACACATTTCCTGCCCTTTATTATTAACCTTTCGGTAGGTCTTTACATCATAAATGAATATCATTTCTTACCTCCTTTTTTTAATTGTTTTGCCCGATAAACACAGATGGCTGCACCGATCACGGCAGGAGGGAAGATAAAGGTAAGGCAAAAACAGGCTATGGCAGAGACATAGTAAGCGTCTGATGCGGAGTTGATAGCACAGTCTTCTTTAAGTTCACGGAAGTAACGCTCTTGGAGTGTGTTTACATCTGTACTGTTGGTACGGAATGAGGGCACGAAGGTCGTGCCCATGCTTTTTTGTTTCATATACTACGAGTTGTTTGGCTGTATAGACAAGTTCTCTTGCATCCATTAGGATGCAAGAACGGCTGTCTAAGTCCCGTGTCGCCAAACAACTCATAGTATAAACCCCGAAGAGTATATATGTATGACAGGAAAAGACAGCCGTATTCGTTTAAAAAATAAACTTCTACTATTTCGTATATGAATTTGCTTTTGACACACAAGTGTTGTTTGCAAACTGATGGACATAAAAAAAGCCCAATTTCGTATTGAGCATCTATCCGGATACTCATCGGTTTTGTAGTTTACTACTACGAGTTATTTGGCACTACAAATATGAGGATAATATTTGAGAGTGCCAAACTATAAGTGACTTTTTTCTATGACTTATCTATATTGTCAAATTTTATTTTATTGGTAAGCCAATGACATACTCCTTCTTTTAGAGTGAAAGCGATTACAGGCATTCCTATATCCTTCTCCTCATTATTAATAATCCTAAATAAAGAGGCTATATATTCCCCTCCTTCATTGTATAATTCGGGATGAGTACAATTAACGTCCTTCTCGATTTCATCGTATGTTTGCAGTTTAGCGCATTGTTCGATGTCATTAGTGAATTTAATATCATGCACATATACATTATCTACTGCTGCTCTGATTTTTATTATATATTCTCCCATATCATTTTATTATTTAAAAGCCTTATAAATTTCGCTATCATCGGTGTTTACGAATGTATCCTCACCGATAGCTTTGAGATGATCACTGTACTTCTTGTTTAAAGCGTCTATGCATTCTTTATGGTAGTTCTCATTCCCACCGGTTAATACCCGCTTAAACTCCTCAGATTCCATGATACCACGATAAAGTACTTCTCTGGCTTTTTCCTTTTGTCCGGCAGCCACCATCACGGCAAAGTCTTTTTTCCAACTGGATTGAGTCTTTTGTGTACGGATGTTGACGGAGATCTCAACGAGGATAGAAAGAACGGCCCATCCAATTATTGTTCCCATAATACAATAAATGAGAGGAGGGAAGCCCAGCCAGTTTATTCCGTTTACTCCTAATATCCCACCGGAATATTCAGATATCTCCCATGCGAGACATGAAGAGAAGAAGACTGCGATTGATCCGACGGAACCTAACACTAGCACTGTTTTTGACATAGCTGCCAGAGTGCTTTCGGCAGCAGTTAATTTTTTTGTTTCCATTTGTGTGGTTTTAATTTGTTACAGGGGACAAAGATAAGGTATTTGTTTGCATAATACCTAATCTTTGTAAATAACTATCGAATTTGAAGATTATCCAATAAGTTAATCTTAGCTGTAATAGTTTCTAAAGGCATAACATTATCTAGTGAATAAGTATGTTTTATACTTTCAATCAATAGAGTTTTATCAATGGATTTTGTATTGAAAGATAGTTCTGCATCTGTATCAAAGCTAGTTAATAAATCTTTATCGTAATCTAGCCCTAATTTAGTTATACTATAACTATACAATAAGTCTGTTATGGTAAAATAAAATGGTCGATTGGTGCTTCTATTGATAGATGTGCTTAGATCAAACATTTGTGGAGGGAAAATCGCTTCAATTTCATTTATAAGTTCTTGTATTGTATACTCTTTGTGAGTGATTCTTTCATAGCAATCGGATTCACAAATCCGTAGATAAGTAAGTAAACATAGTAAATTGGCATTTATATTACGCTTGTTACTAAACAAATTTAAAGATAAGCGGATATTAGTGAATATTTTTTCAACTTGTCTCAGGGTTAATTTCTTGTATTTGAAAATTATCTCTGTTGTTACAAATAAGTCACTGATAGCTTTTGCTTCATGATAGTCCACTTCATCTTGGGTATAGTAAAAAGCAGTGTTAAATTCAAAATAGTCTAATAGATATTGGCAGAAACTTTGAACATCAGGATCGGGTAAGGTATATTCAATATCGATAAACCTTTTCAAATACTCATTGGCTTTTATTGATTCACTTCCGTAATATCCACGTATGGAGTTACTTAATTGTTCTTTGTCTATGGATAAGACAAATATAATATTAGGTATGTTGAAAAGATGTTTAATTCTTTCGAGCACCTTTACAGCATAATGTGGATTACATCTATCAAGTTCGTCTATGATAAATATCAATGGTTTCTTTTCGCAAACTTCATCTACAAATATTTCGAGTTCTTTCCGAAATTCTAGTAGACTTCCTTTTTGGCTTTCATAATTTTCTATTTCTTTTTTCAACATAGAAGACCCTTCTTCGACACAATCACAAAGAATCTCAACTACTTCTTCACCTGCATATTTCTTAATTACTCCCTTGAACATCGAAGGGCCTGCCTTTAGTACAATTCTTCCCGCTTTATTTATCATAGATGATGCTAGATCCTTTGTTCTTTTAGGAGAATTTATTTTGTTAAGTTCACCAAGTAAACCTACCAAAGGGTCTGAAATAAAGTCATTTTCCCAAGCATTAAAATATAATGTTTGGAAGTTATCTAACTCAAGATATGCTTTCCACATTTCTACAAATGTAGTTTTACCTGTTCCCCATTTACCGTCTATAGCTAAGACAAATCCTTTTTTGTATGTAGTAATAATAGTTTTAAGTACTTCTGCGTACTTTTCTCGACCTAATTTACAATTTAGAAAGGGCTGGTCAGCCGGGATTTCTAATTTTCCAAGTTTACAATTCATAGTACGTGTTTTTAATTTGTTACAAGTGCAAAGATAAAAGGAATAAAATTGAATGTACTAAAATAATGTTGTATTTTAGCTCAAAAATAGAGTTAGATATGGATCAGGAGCAAGAAATAAAGAATCTTAAGCGTAAACTATTAGAACTTTCGTATAACTATTATAAGTTTCGTGTGTCTCTTTATTATAAAGTAATCTTTATTTTATTATTCCTTTTATTA